CTGTAAGATTTATTTTTTGATCTTGTGCTTGATCAAGCTCTTCTAATACAAAACAATAGACTCCAGAATCATGGATGCTATCTTGATGGGGAGATTTGAAATCTCTAGAATACCTTACAAGTTTTACAAGGATCAAATTTATAACTGACCAACGAGCCATATCAACTTCTGTTTTCAGAGAAACTCCATCAGGAAACATAGCAGCCATAACTTTTGCATGGGTTATATAACTGTCCCCATAAACTTTCCTTCTTTGTGTAAATGTTTTTAATGCTTCTGAAATTAAAACATCAGCTCTTTTATTCTTTTTCATCTTTGACCTCCTGCCAAATCTATTTGAGTCCCAGACATATAATCTGATTTACCACTTATAAAGAAACTACAAATATTTGCAATTTCCTCTGGTTGTAACCAATTATGTTTTGGCAAGGTTGCTGCCCAATAATTCTCAGCTTGCTCTCTTGGTAAATTTCTATATCTCATAAGACCTTTAATAGTTTCTTCAGTCATAGGAGTTCCTTCTGTATTGCTAGGATTAATTGTTATTACATTATATCCTTTTGGGGCAAGTTCCCAAGCCATACATTTTGAAAAATGAGATATTGCTGCTTTTGATGCACAATAAACAGATGAGCCATTCAAGACATTGTTATAAGCCATGGATCCTATAAATATTATATATTTTTTATAATTGCTATTTATTGTTTTCTTAACAAATTGGTTTGTTGATCTTACAGAAGCTAAGAAAGTGTCATTTATCATAGTTGAGATTTGCTCGTCATTAAGATTTTCAATCCAATCAAGATAAGTGTGTCCATTGGCCAAAACTA